TGGTACGGCGTGGCGGGATGGGCTCTGTACCGTCCCGAGGCTCTGATCCGTACTGAGACCACCAGCTCCATCAACAACGCGTAAGTAACTAGGAGAGAGGGGAGCCTTCGGGCTCCCCTCTTTCTTCGTATGGAGGGTAAATGGCTGACTGGATCTTCACGACTCCGACAGTCGAGGAAGCACCGTTCGCATGGAACCCTCTCATGGAGAGGTTCCGTATGCCGAGGGGAATCTCCCTTGTCGAGGTCTCTCCCTGCGTGTACAAGGAAGTACGCTACGACGCGTACACCAACGAGCTTGGAGCAGTCAACCTCGGAGGAGTCACTACCAACTTCCCCGAGTTCTGGCCTCAGCCGCAGGCTGGGCTGCACTACTTCCGTGGCGGCTATGAGCATGTCGTGGACGATGAGGTCAAGGCGTGTCTAATCGCCTCTGGCCTGGTAGACGAAAGCAACTTCACTCCCGCAAACCTCCCATCGACCGGCTTCGGTTTCGGTGGCTTCGGTGAGGGACCGTTCGGAGGATAGATGGTTTACACCCCGATCCCAAAGGGCACCCAGAACTGGGATGTGCCCGTCAATGACGCCTTCACCGCGCAGGATACGAGGATCACTGACCTGGAGTCTCGTACTCAGGGCCAGACCTACTACTTCCTGGTTGCGGCGTCCAACGCCCCGGACCAGGTGAAGGCCAAGGCCGACTACGTGTGCGATGGACTCGCTGACCAGATCGAGATCCAGAGCGCAGTGGATGCGGCATTCGCCCAGGGTGGCGGAATCGTTCAGCTCACTGCTGGATTCTTCAGCACCTCGTTCCCTATTACGCTTCACCCAGCCGTGACGCTCAGGGGAGCGCACGGCGATCAGATCTTCAACCCGGATCAGCTTACCTCCGGCTCTCGCATTGCTCCCGACCCGTCGTTTACGGGTGGGGCGGTCATCGTCCTGCTTGGACAGACCGCTGGTGGATATGGGAACAAGTCCGCCGAGCAGAGGATCTTCCATCTGACCATCCTGGGTGACTCTGCTCCAGCGAATGTCAACGGAATCCAGGGCAGCGACTACGTCCACGGCGTTTGTCTACAGGATGTGGCGATCGTCAGGCCGACCGGCAAGGGTATCTACACCTTCACCGAGAACGGCGCTCAGCCGTTCTCTTGGACGCTCCACCGAGTCCTAGTGGACAACTCGGTCGGAGTAGGAATCCACCTGATCAACCACACTGACGCCACCATGGTGGATGTCATCTCCATCGGGGCAGGAGAGTCCAACTATGTTCTCTCCAACATGCCCAACAGCCGACTGATCGGCTGCCGTGCAGAGTGGTCCGAGGCTCACGGCTACAAGATCGAGGGAGACTGGGGAACTGGCCAGGGCTCTGGCGGAATGCTGATGTCTGGCTGCTCCACCGATCGCAACGGTCAGAACGGCATCGACATTACCACCACTGGCAACGCCCCAATCAACATCGATGGCATCATCACCCGTCGTGACGGGAGGAACGGTGGGCTCGGTGGAGGCGGATACGCAGGTATCAGCGTCACCAACGCAACCAACCCGATCATCATCTCCAACCACACCAACTACCCAGGCGTGGATGATGGTGGGGCTGGAGTCAACAGCCCAGACTACGGACTGAATGCCGCTGGCTCTACGTATGTGTTCCTGTCCTCTGGCTTCCTGCATGCCGAGCTTGACGGATTCCATGATGGAGGCGGGAACGCCCAGCTTCGTCGCGGACCCAACGTCGGTGAGCGAGTGGGGTCTACCGCTACTCCGGCTGACGCCTTCTCCGAGGCGTGGACAGCGTATGGAAACATGGATGTAACTGGCTACTTTGTGGCCAACTCTGGCCAGTCGAATGGTCAGTGGAACATCTTCAGCGGAGCGCCTGACGCGCTCCGTCTGGGTTCAGGCGGAGGCGGACTGTCCATCTCCGAGGGCGGCGCGGCCCGTATGGGCCAGTCCGCCCTGACTGCCGGAACGGTGACCGTGGCCAATGCCTCGGTTGCTGCGAATGACAGGATCATCCTGTCAAGGCAGACTCCTGACGGAACCCTTGGTCACCTGTCTGTGGCCAAGAATCCTGGCGTTGGGTTCGATATCAACAGCTCTGACGCCGGAGACACATCAACTGTCGCATGGGTCATCCTGCGACCAGCATAAGGAGCGTATATGGCGCACGACTACGATCCGGCCAAGGAGCCTTGCAACCCGCTGTACGGTCCTCCGTGCTACGAGTGCAACATGTGCACCGCTGGCCCTGGTGGTAAGACCACCAACATCGAGAACAACGAGAAGGGAATCCTGGAGGCGGGACTTTTCGAGGTGATCGGCAAGCACCGGCAGGCCGCCCTTGGCTCCGACCACGATTCCTTCAAGCAGGGAATCTACACCACGAACAGCGTGGGGGACAACGACTGATGGCGGGCAAGTTCAAGAAGGGCGCTCGCTGTTCGAGCGCCTGCCCGACCAGGGATCACCGCACGTTTGGCGAGTGCATGAGGGCGAAGAACCTCAACCTCAATCCGAACCTGGCAGACACTGGAGCAAGTAAGGCTTGGGACGGTGAGCTACAGGCGTACCGCGATGCGCGAGCGCAGGGCATTCAGCCTGCCGGTACGTCCATGACCAAGGTGCGTGAAGCTGTAGAGATCAGCCAGGCAACTGGTAAGGCTTTCCAGGCGGACGCACCCTTCCAGTAAGGAGTATTCGTGGCAGTCACATTTGCCAATATCGTAGACCGAACCAAGCAGCAGATTCTCGGCTACACGAAGGATCAGGCATCCGTCTCATACCTAGTTGAGCCGATGACTGCCACGTCCACTCAGTTCCATGCGGACGAGGAGACGATCTCCAACCTGTCTCGCGGGCTGGTGGAGATCGGAGACGAGCTGATCCTCATCAAGAAGTTCGACAAGACCAGCGGCATCGTCACCGTCATGGGTGGTAACTCTGGTACTGGCCGAGGGTTCGACGGCTCTGTGGCCGTCGCCCATGAGATCGATGAGTTCATCATCAACGATCCTCGCTTCCCTCGCGTTCGCATCAAGGAAGCAATCAACGACACAATCAACGGCCTATACCCAGACCTGTGGGTGTTCGGTCAGTACGAGTTCCCTTACCTCTCCGCGAGGTATGAGTACCCGATCCCTGACGAGGCTGACGATGTGTACAAGGTAGTCGTCAACACTATCGGTCCGTCCGGTGTGTGGTTCCCGGCCCAGAGCTGGCGCTTCAACCCGATGGCATCCGAGACGCCAGGCCAGGTCAAGCCGACTCCCACCCCGACCGGCAAGTCCATCCAGATCTACGACCGCATCGTTCCTGGAAGGAACGTGCGAGTCAGCTACACCAAGAAGCCATCCGTCCTGGTCAACAACGACGACGACTTCGAGACCGTGACCGGCTTCCCCGAGCGATACATCGACATGATTACATATGGCGCTGCATGGCGTCTGCTTCCAGCCTATGAGGCTGGACGCCTTCAGCAGTCCTCCATCGAGGCGACTGAGCGTGCACCTCTGGTTCCGACCAGCGCCGCCACGCAGGCGTCGCAGTTCTTCCTGGCCCTCTACCAGAAGAGGCTCAACGAGGAGCGCACTCGACTTCAGAGGCTGTACGAGTCCTACCAGACCTTCAACGGATAAGGAGCATCATGGCCGTCCGTTACTACAGCAGCACTGCGGCAGAGACCACTCTCAGCGGCACCATCAACTCTTCCGCCACCGCCATCACCGTCGGCAGTGCGACCGGGTTCCCGGTCAGCTTTCCCTATACGCTGGCGCTGGACTACGAGGGTGCATCTGAGGAGCTGGTAGATGTCACTGCGGCTGCCGGAACGAACCTCACGATCGTCCGAGCAGTGGACGGTACAAGCGCCACCAGCCACTCGGCTGGTGCGCGCGTTCGTCACGTCTCTTCTGCCCGAGACTTCCGCGATTCTCGTACCCACGAAGAGAATGTGGCTGGAGTCCACGGCCTGAGTGGCAACGTCGTGGGTACGACTGATACACAGACCCTGTCAAACAAGACCCTGATCGATGCCACTGGAACCCTGAACAGGATTGACATCCTGTCCGAAGGCGGATCTGGTTGGCAGACCACGATCAACGGCGATATCGACTTCAACACCAACCTAACGCAGTGGAAGCGTGGGCCCTCTGAGCCTCATGAGGTGGCAACGCTCCGCAATAACGGAGCGCTATTCGTTCGCAACGAGAACGTCGCGGCCGACAGCGTGTACAACACATACAGGCTGAGGGCTACGAAGGATGACGGAAGCACCGACATCTTCTACGCCCTCTCCGGTGGAGAAGTGAAGGCGTTCCAGGACGCCGGACAGGACGGAATGACTGTTCAGCCTCGCGCTGACAACAGTACCTCTCGTGCGTTCGGCGTGCGCAACGCAGCCAACAATGCAACGCT